GTACCCATTTGTTCCTGGATGCTGCAGTCGGTGCGATCACGTGGATTGCGAGCGTGCAGTTCACCCACGACAGTGCCATGGATTCATGGTCATTGCTTATCGAGTCAGTCCTGATGTACAGGATCGGCTCGTCTTCGGTTGCGACCCGGAACTTGTCGATCTGGTCTACGCCAATGACGAACATGTCCGGGAACGCTTCCTTCAGTCCGAGGTTCATCGTCTCGCACGGGTCCGGGTACGTTGCGTACTGCTCCGGGTACTCGATGATGTCGAACACCACCTCGTATCCTGCAATCCTCTTATCAGCCTTATTCGATTCAAGTTCGAACCCGTCTGTCCTTGCCCATGCAAAGCAGTACGGTGAGCTGTCATCTGGCTGCATGACGATGTCCTTCATGGCACTGCGTATCAGCGGTTCGATGTCTTCGGGAGAGTCTTTCGCAATGTCGCAGTACAGGTCCACTCGGAGGACTCCCTGGCTTTTCCGTTCATTGTCAGCTCTCATCTCTATCGTGTTCACGATCCGTGGGTACTGGCTTTTGTTGTTCCACCCGGGCTGTTTGTCTGACGGGGATGCCTGCAGAAAAACAGCAGGGCTCCCGGCATACGTTGCCATCTTCCCTGCTATCTCTTCGTTCTGGACGAACCACTTTCGTATCAGTTCGTCAAGAGTCATTGCTGCTATCCTCTCCGTATGAACCGATCTTTGCCATGTCGCTCGTCCATCTGATGACGTATCCTCCGCTCGAAACATCTGCTGCTGAGATGTCCTGCCTGTTCGTGACATTGGCAATCTCCGGGTGGTACAGGAACGTGACATTATCTGCTGACACGTGGATCACGATTCCTTTTCTCGGTTCATTCCATCCGGTGAACTCAACATAGATCAGGTCTCCTTCGTGGATAGCTTCCGTGTCGAATTCACTTTTCTGTACGCTGTTTACAAGTGCCATGGCCTCCCCTCCTTACACGTACGGCTCGCTGTAGATGGCTGCGATCGGGGGCGTTGCCGCATCCTCAATCCGTTTCTTGTACGGTCGCGCTGCCATCTTGCTCGTGCCGTTCTCCAAGTAGCCTGCATAGTTTGCATTGCTCGTCATCTGGACCGTAAGGCTGACGAACCCTCCTCCTGCTCCACCTGGCTCTACTGAGCCTGACCAGTTTGCTCTCAGGTTTCCTGTGCGGACACCGGGAGGATTTCCGGGGCTTGACGGGCTTGGGTTCGTCAGTGTTTCAATCTCTGCGTTCCTTAGTGCGTTCAGGGCTCTTACTCCTCTGCTGAGGACCTGCCTGCCTACTCTTTCGGTGATCTCATCCACCTTGATCTTGATGGCTCCGGATGCTGCGGATACTGTCATTTCACATCATTCCTTTCTTCGGCATAGTAGATCGTGCAGATTCCGAGACTTCCTGCCTCATCGACTCCCTGTATCAGGAACGTCCTGTCTCCGAGGTGCAGGCGGTCATCCGCTTTTGCGAGCGGCCGGCCGTTCTGGACTATCGTGTGCGTGATAGGATGCCCGATCTGATTGAACCTTGCAATCTCTCTGGCGTTTGCCATAGCCAGGCATCCTCTGATGACGACATTGCGGTCGGTGCTGTACTCTACGACAGCCCGGCCGTTGTCCTTTATCGTGACCTGCGATTCTTCGACAGTGAAGCTCTTCTGCATGTTACCGGGTCGGAGGTACATGATGTCTCGCATCAATTCTTGCCTCCTCGTTCTCCATCATTCCGGTGTAGAAGTACGGTGGCTTCGATCTGCCGTCCGGTGCTGTTCCATACGGAGGAACTACGGTGTCTTCTCCGCATTCCTCTTTCAGCTTTTCGTAGTCTTCCCGCCAAAGCTTTGCCCTTGCTCCAAGTGCGAGATCAAGAGGTCCTGTCTGTGTATCAACCTCATATGCGAATCGCCGGCAGATGCTTTCAAGGCATGCGAGCTTCGCTCTCTTCCACCTGTCTGGGTACTTCTTCAGTACGGCTTCGTACTCTTCGTTGCACAGTGCACAGGTGTCTGCCTTGCCTTCGACCATTGTGTCTCCGAGCTCAAACCTCATCCGGTCGATGGTATATTCTCCGATCTTTGACGGATCGTATTCATACGTTCTCGCCATCCGCATCACCTGCCTTTGCAGCCAGTGCGTTATGGCGTTCCTTCACTGCGGTGAGGACTGCCTTCCGACGTTCCACTGCGTCGAGAATCATCAGTACGTCATCGTCGGCGACTTCTGCGATCTTCTCCTTCTCCTCCTTTTCAGGGAGTTGGAGGATGGAGATGGCTGAGACCACCGATTTTGAGCTTACTGTAGCCTGAAGGAGGCCTTCTGGCGTGGTGAAGGGAAGAGTTATGGGGTAACTGTCGAAATCGTCATTCTGGGGCGAATTAGACGCTTTCTGAGCGGATGCCTCTTCTGACATCGGAACGATGTAGCTGCTGCGTGTCAGAGCAAGAACCCGGCCTGGCATGATTGCCTCAGCCGGGATGACATCCCCAGGAGCGAACTGCCTGCCAGAGAGCGATATCGGCTTCTTGCAGATGTAATCGCTCATGCTGTCCTCCTTATACGCAGCCCTTCATGTACACTGCGAGGTCGTCTGCGGTCTTCTTCATGTCGTATGC